CTTTCGTTCAATGACTCGTGAAAAACTTGAACACATATACAAAATGTTAGACTTATCAATAGATGAGGAAAAGTTTTATGACCTTTATGATTATGCAACAAAAGACCCATATTGTTTTCTTTACGTTGACATGAAAAATCAAAGATTTAGAAAGAATTTTTCTAAAGAATTATTATTAGATGAATAATTTTAAATTTTTTAAAAAAAAACCCTTAGAATAAATATGAGACAAAATAAAGCCGTTTTTATGACATTCGCAACTAATAGTTCAACAGCCACAGCAACAATAAATGTCCCTTTTAATGTAAAAACAATACACATTAAAGCAGCCGGATATATAACCTCAACACCCCCAGCTCAGGGAGATGCAGAATATCTTTTTGTAGTATCAGATTTAACACAAAATACTCCAATTTGTATGATATATCAAGATAGCACGTATCCGTATTCAACTACTGAAGATATAGAATATGAATTTCAAACAGCTCAACCTGTAAATGGAAATTACACATTTCAATTACTTTCATTAACTGGAGCACCTATTATATCTACTGCAGGTGGAGATAGATTAGGTTTAATATTAGAATTTAATAGCGAATAAAAAAAAAAAGAATTTAGTTTAAAAAAAATAATTTTATTTTATTCTTTAGAGTAATAAAATAATATGGCTACCGAAATTATTTCTCCCGAACTCGATATGAGCGCTAAAGTTCATAACCACTCAACTGTTATTTACAGAAACATATCCCCTCAAGGTTCTAACTCCGTTACTCTTGCATCAAGTTTAGTCGGACCAGTAGAATTTGTAATTGCACCCAGTGTTTTCAATGGTGCTAAATCCAGACTTAACTTTCAGATTGACTTAACTACATCTGGAACTAAATTTAACTTTATCAACGCTAATACATGGTGTTCTATTGGTCGTATGACTGCCTATGATAGTGCATCCGGTGCTATTCTTATGGATATCTCTAATTTTGAAAAATATGCTCAATTAGTTGTTCCTGTTGCTACCGATGTTGAAGACTTTTTAACTAAATCTAATGGTATTGCAATCCCCGCTGCCAGTTCTGCAGCATCTACTCCTTATGCTGTTGAAGATTTAACCAGAGTCAATGGAACCACTAATTTAGATTCTGCTGGTGTGTCTGTTGCTGCTTATAACTCTTTCACTGGTAAAAGAGAGTGGTATCTTGCTGCTGCGGGTGCTGCTTTTCTTGATGTTTCTCTACCTCTTGGAGCTATTAAATTCGCTGCTCCTTTTGTTGATAAACTTGCTTATTCTCCGTCTAACATCGTTTTACAGGTTTATTTCAATGCTGTAGACCAATTTTTAATAGTATCTAACTCTGCTACTGACCCTTCTGCTGATACTCAAACATCTGCTGCTGGTTCTATCAAAAATATCAATTTGTCTCTTGCTAATGAAGGAAATCTTGCAATTGTCTCTCAAATCATAGGTAAAGTAATGGGTGGCGGAGTCAATCTCACTGTTCCTTACGCTACTTGTATCAGACAGGCCATTGCTAATACAACCTCTGTTTCTTACCAGCTTTCACTCTCAAAAGCATATGGTAATCGTCTATTGTTTGTTGCTACTGGTCAGTTTACTCCTAACCAAGGAGGAGCTACCGCAGCATCCTCTCGTATTTCCAGAAACAATTATCATCCCAGAGCCGATTTGACTCAATACAACACATTTTTGAATGGAGTTGCTATAAAATACCCTGCAGGTTTTGATGCTTCTAAATCCCAAGACTATACTCTTGCCAACAAAGAATATTTAAGACGCTCTGTTATTCAAACAGCTGGTGAATACTGGCTTTCTAACTGGGTTCATTTCGATTCTTGGTTCGGAGAGAAACCATTGTCTGAAGTAGATTCTACTATTGTTGATGGTCTTGATATCTCTAGTCAAAACTCTACATGGTCTATTCAAGCCACCCTTTCTACTGCATCAACTGCTACTTTTGTAAATGTTTTGGTTGGACAGAAAGTGATGAGTTTAACCAGTGCTGGAATTCAAATGTCTTAATTCAAATAAAATTTAATTTATAAAAGAATAACTCCTTTTATAAAATGACAACGCTAATAATTCCAATCGAGTTAAATGAATCTAATATGAATGATTATAATCTCCCAAAAGAATTTATAAATGAAATAATTACACTTTTACGCCATTTCGATGAATTCTGTAATAAACATAATTTGATATATTGGATAGACGGCGGAACTATGCTTGGTGCTATTCGTGAACAAGGACATATTCCTTATGATAATGATGCAGACGTAGGAATGTTTCAAAATGATTTTGATAAATTTATTTCATTAATTCCAGAGTTAGAATCAGAACCATATAATTATGTTATAACAAAAGAAGAAGAAGGTTTTATGAAAATATTATCACGTAATATTGCAATTGAAGAATCAGACGGTTCAATAACATCACCTTGTTTGGATGTTATAGTATATAAACGATTCAAGGAAATTGTTATAATAGCAAATGATGAACTTCGACGCAAATATCCACAATGTTATCACATGCAAGATCATTTTAATCCATTAGTAAAAGTTCATTACGGAGACCTTGCTTTAAGATGTCCTAATAACCCATTGCCATATCTTGAAAGGCAATATCCTAATTGGTGGGAAAAACGAATATACGATCATAAAATATATAATCTTACAGATGAAGAAATTGAAAAAATGAAACAAAAAATACTTATACAGGGCCTTGATAAACATTAGGTAAAAAAGAAGTTGTGATACCGACTGGTTCGATTTCAAATTCAGGTTTTAAATCAGCTAATTGAAATGGTGGAGCAGTCTGTGGTGTAGTTGTTTCAGTTACTTCTGTTTTAGTAGGTTCGGTTATTTTATCTTCAATTTGTTTTTGTTGTTGTTCGATTCTGAATAATCGTTCTTCATTTGTAATACTTAATTCTTGTTTAAAGACCTCATGTGTTGAACTTCGTTGATAAAATACAACTGATATTTCCCAAGGAATACCGTTTAAGTCAATTAGCTGGTCAAATGTATCAACAAGACTAAACTCCCAAGAGCTAACAATAGCTGGATTTAATTTCCTACTATTCATATCATAATTGATTTGTTGAAAACTAACAACACTTAACATTGGAAATGATCCGTAATTTAAAAATTCTTGAAGAATGTTTTGATTAGAATCAATAACCATATTTGATTTTACAAATGCTCTTAAAATATAAGATAAATTAAGTGAATTTACAGATGTTAAAATATTACTGGAAAATGTGTAGGTAGTTCCAGATTCAAAACCCAATTGTCTAAACGGACTTAAATTTCCAGATAACATAACAATTGACGGCTGATTTGGTAATATACCACCACTTATTGTAAATGTATATTTAAAGGTATCTGCAACATTCGCAGATGAATATGATACAGTATAAGTATAACTATTCATACTCAATGATGCAGTTGTTAAAAGAGATGTTAAAACAATTAGTAGATTATTTTTATTATAAGAACCAACTGGAACGGTAATTGTAACACCAGCTGGAAAACCATTTTCTATTAATTTAAAAGTATTATATCCTGTCGGCATATTATAAAAAGATTTTGGGATAGAAGCACCGACTACACAACAGGTGTCATATCGATTATCTCCAAGAACTTGTGGTAAAGATATAAAAGACGAATTCGTTCCGCTAATTCTATCTTTTGAATTAAAATTTAGAACCTGTGGAAATACATAAGTAGCATCATATAAACTCATTTGTTATTACTTGTTTTTATTTTTTCTTTTCTTTATAAATAAAATGGCTCGACCAAGAAGATTATATAAATCCGGAGATAAATATTATTATTTAATTAAAGGAAAAAAAGTCTTTGTTAAGATTCCTGAAAAGGTATCACAAAAACAAATTCAAAAAGTTAATATTAGAAATATTATCACGATACCAGAAGCTCGCAGAGTTAAAAGAAAAAGAAGAACTAAAGGTTTGAAATATGCAAAGAAGGTTGATAAAGATATGATAAAAACTGAAGAAGGTCTTGCTTCATATTACTCATTCAAACCTGAAAGAAAAATAAAAGAAATACAAGATCAATTCGCCTCTAATATTGAAAAAACAAAAGATACAACAGTAGATAAATTAACCGATGTTATTTCAAAATTAGCAATTCAATCAAGACTTCCAATGGCAACTATAGAAGATGTATCAAAAGTAGCAGAACTTGGAAGTGTAGGTGGAACATTCGGTCGTCAAGAATTTGCAAATTTACCAGAGGACCAAAGAAAAATGGCATCAGGTTTTATTGTAAGTAGTGGGCTACCAACACCTTATTTATCACCCATAGGAACTAGTCCAACAGGTAGAATATTATCAAGAAGTGAAGAATCAAAAGAAGACAATACAAAAAGAGAATCAAAAGAACAAGATAGACCTGTTTATTCTAAACCTTCAAGACAACAGCGTGAGGAGTTTCTTAAAAGAGGAGAATCTGCAGTGATGCCATCATTAAGAAGTAAACCAAATAAAAGCATACCCTCTTCTTTTAGCGCAAGCACATCAGGAACAGATTTTCCAGCAGGTATTCCTAAAAGCGATGCTGAATTAGCAAGAGAAGAAGCAAGGTCATTTGTAAACCCTTCAAAAGGAGCAGGTGATGTTGAAAATGGTCTTTACACAGATGAGGTTGAAACGATTGCTCGTAAAAGATTAAAATATTTTGTTCCAGTAATCCCTAATGACCAAACAAATGAATTAATGAAATATGTAAAACGTGGAGATAAAGAATTTGCATTTATAATTAATACAGATAATTCAGACCAAGGTGGTCGCCATTGGAGATGTGTATATATTGATAATCGAGATGATTATAAAACTGTTGAGTGGTATGATCCTTTAACGGAAACAGCAATTCCTGAAAACGTTAGACAAATCTGTAAAAGAATATGTATGAAGATGAATTCTGAAATGCTCTTTAAGTTTAAATCCAATGCAATTCGACAACAGGCAAAGACAAGTTCTCGATGTGGAATTCACTGTATCAGATTTTTAGAAGCAAGACATAACGGAATTCCATTTTCAGTCGCAAGTGGGTATGACTCATTTATTAATGAACTAAAATCAAAAGGAGAACTTGACGGTTCTGTAGAAGGAGAAAAAGAACTTTCTAAAAAGGTTCCAATTTATTCGTCATACATTTAAAAAAAAATAATATATCACTTTTATAAAATTTATTTTTATTATCTTATCGGTAATAAAAGTAATGACCGAAATTACAGCAGAACAAAAGAAACAGTTGTTGAAACTTGAAGGTTTCAAACAAATCAGAGACCAATTTGTTAAAGAACAAAAACAAGCAGGATCAGGTAAGAAGCGTATGCACGGAAGAGGCTTCTGGGATTCTGTTGCTGGATGGTTCAGATCCGCGGGACAAAACGTAAATGATTTTTTAAAAAGAACCAAATTAATTTCAAATGTTGCCGGCGCTATTTTGCCGATTCTTGCGCCACTCGGTACAGCCCTATTAACTGCAAATCCTCTTGCAGCCGCTGCCAGCGTTGGAGCAGCAAAAGCAGCTACACAAGGTATAAGCAGCCTTGGATATGGCCTTAAAGGCGGAGATTCTCGTTTGGCTATAAATCTGCCAAATCAAAGATTGCGTCCAGCAGTTCCTCGTATGAAAGGAAAAGGTGGTTTAACATTTGGATATAATGGCACAATTCAACCAAATATCGTTGGAAAAGGAATGATGAGCATGAAAGGAAGAGGTGGATCTCAATACAATGTTGTTAGTTCCGAATTCGGACAAATAAAAGTGTAAAAAATATCTTTCTTTAAATAAATATGCGCAGAATTACTGAACAAGAAGCGTCGATAGACGCACGCGTAGCAGGAGAAGGATTATTTACAAGAGACCCATCAATTTTACCACCGAGTGCACGTCAATTATTAGAACAAATAGGAAACGAAGAAATCAAATCTATTAAGATTGTAAGAACACCGCTCTCGAGTTTTACTAAAGGATTCTTAAATATAATCTCTCTTGGTCAATTTGATAAGATAAGTAAACAGTATTATGATAAAATATTTCATTTGTCGTTATGGATAAATGATAAATATAATTTAGAAAAAAATGAAGTCATCATGTTTAACAAAAAAAATCCAATAGAGCAAAACTCTGAAGTGCAACAGGTTAATAATATACCAACAAGTTTAACATTTCAAACACTAATCGATAAAACAAAAGCTCGAATGGGAAATAAATTTGGACCGTATGACGCTGAAACTAACAACTGTCAGGATTTTCTAATGAATATATTTCAAGCAAATGGAATAGGTGATCAATCTGATTTCAATTTTATAAAACAAGATACAAAAGAAATATTTTCAAAGCTACCAGCATTTACTAAAGCAATCGGACAGGCTTCAACATCTATAGCAGCTATATTTAATCGTCTGATGTTCGGTGAAGGGCAAAAAGGAACAGGACATTGTGGAAAGCCTATGGATGAATGTCAATGCGGTAGTGGTATGTATAATTATCAACTCCCACAATCTAAATGTAAATTCTAATTTAAATTTTATTATAAATAAATAACATTATAATAAAATGAGCGCATTTTCAAGTAATTATTTAGCATTATTAAACTTAACTTCTATAGTTGCTGATGAAATAGATTTAAATGGAACTGTTTTTACATCGATACCAACAGGTTTTACGGGGTATACAGGATATACAGGATATACAGGGTATACAGGATGGACGGGTTATACAGGATATACAGGATATACAGGATATACAGGATGGACAGGGTATACAGGATATACAGGATATACAGGATATACAGGATATACAGGATGGACAGGATTTACAGGATATACAGGATATACAGGATATACAGGTTGGACTGGTCCAACAGGTTTTACAGGATATACAGGATATACTGGATGGACTGGTTTTACAGGTTTTACAGGATATACGGGATATACGGGATATACTGGACCTACTGGATTGCTTACAATATCTGGAACAAGCTATTCTGATTATATTTTCTGGAATGATGCAACAAGTGCGTGGGATGTTGGAACCACCAGTGTTCATTTAGGTACTAATTCTAATGGGTTATCAACAAATAATGTATCTACAGTTGCAATAGGAAACGCTGCTGGATATCTAACTCAAGGTGCTTATGCTGTAGCAATTGGTTGGCAGTCCGGTGCTCAAAATCAATCACGAGAGGCAGTTGCAATAGGAGATGAATCAGGACGTTTTTCACAAGGATTTGGCTCAATTGCTATTGGGTTATCCGCTGCTGAAAATGAACAGGCTACAGGTTCTATTGCTATTGGAGTTAATGCTGGAAATATAAATCAAGGCTCATTTTCTATTGGTATGGGATGGAGGGCTGGAATGACTAACCAAGGGTCACACGCGGTTGCTATTGGGCGTAATGCTGGTTCAACTGCTCAAGGAGAGAACTCAATATCAATCGGTTATGAGGCAGGTTTTCGTAATCAAGGAACTGGTTGTATTGCAATAGGTTATAAAGCCGGATATTCTGCTCAAAAAGAATTAGCAGTAGCAATAGGTTATGAAGCCGGATTAACTAATCAAGCATCTCGGGGTATTTCTATCGGTTTTCAAGCAGGCTCTACAAACCAAGGTTTTCAAGCAACTGCAGTTGGAGAACGTGCAGGTCAATCAAATCAAGCATTCGAAGCAACAGCATATGGCTCTATAGCAGGGTTTTCAAACCAAGGTTCAGGAGCAGTATCTGTTGGAAGAGCCGCCGGTTCATTTACTCAAGGACCACGAGCGGTAGCCGTCGGATATTTCGCAGGTCATTTTCAGCAGGGGTCAGGTGCTGTTAGTATAGGTAATCAAGCAGGTAATACAAATCAAGGAGAATCTTCGATTTCTATTGGGAGAAGTGCAGGTGAAAATAGACAACAATCGGGGTCTATTGCAATAGGATACCAAGCAGGTAGAAATACCCAAGGAATAATTACTGTAGCAATAGGAACTGATGCAGGTAGAGAGAGTCAGCAATCTGGAGCAATAGCAATTGGATATCAAACAGGATTTTCAGGACAAAAAGAAAATGCTATTGGAATTGGATATCAAGCAGGATGTATATCACAAGGGATCTATGCTATTGGAATTGGATATCGAGCAGGTAATCTCGGGCAAGGGTCTGGGGCAATAGCAATTGGTTTAAATTCCGGAGAAAACACACAATCTGAGGAAGCTATCGCTATTGGAATCGGTGCTGGATTTCAAACTCAAGGTTTTACATCTATTGCGATTGGTAGTGCCTCAGGTGGTTTAGCACAACGAGATTACTCTGTAGCCATCGGAAATACAGCGGGAGGAAATAGTCAAGGTCAAAGTGCAATAGCAATTGGTTTTTTATCAGGAGCAAATAGTCAAGGTATAAGTTCTGTAGCGATAGGAACTAATTCAGGTTTTTTTAATCAAGCATCTGGTTCTATAGCGATAGGTTTAAATACAGGTCAAACTTTTCAAGGAAAAGATTCTGTAGCAATTGGAAATGGTGCTGGTGTTTCAACACAAGGTAATACATCTGTAGCAGTTGGAGTAGGTTGTGGTTCAGTAGCTCAAGGAGTAGCATCTGTTGCAATTGGTAGTGCCTGTGGTGCACAAACTCAAGGAGCGTCATCTGTAGCAATAGGAGATACCTGCGGATTTAATGGTCAAAAAGCACAATCTGTAGCAATCGGATATTTCAGTGGTTATACCAATCAAGGAGTCTATGCTGTAGCAATCGGGTCGGAGGCAGGTGAGTTTAATCAAGCAAGTGGAGCAATAGCGATTGGTCGTTTAGCAGGTAGTGATAATCAGCGAAGCGGAGCAATAGCAATAGGTGTAAGTGCTGGTGAAACCAATCAAGGAATTGGAGGAGTTGCCATAGGTCGATTTGCAGGACAAACCAATCAAGGCGCGGGAGCTGTAGCTATAGGGACGAGTGCTGGACAAACAGGTCAATTTACTAATTGTGTCGCAATAGGCAATTTATCTGGGCAATTCACACAAGGTAATTCATCTGTTGCTATAGGAAGTAATTCAGGACAATATGGTCAAAAACAATTAGCGACGGCGGTTGGATTTAGAAGTGGTGAAACAAATCAAGGCACATTTTGTGTGGCGATTGGATATACAGCTGGACGAACTAATCAAGGACAAGCTTCTGTTTGTATAGGGTCCGGTGCTTTATCTACATTTGCTAATTCTATAGCAATTAATGCGGTTGGTGATACAGCAAGTCTCAATACATTAGCGGCGAATGCTTGTTATATGCGACCGCTACGACAGATAGCTCTTGATAGATATATGACATATAATGTTACAAATTTTGAAGTAGCATATATCACATCTAATAGGGCACATAAAACCAACATCCAACCATTTGATGATACATCAGCAGTTCTTAATCTTGATTTGAAAAAATACAATTATAAGCAGGATGATTCATTCACAGAACAAATTGGATATGTAGCCGAGGATGTTTATGCTGTTGACCCAAATCTAACGACGAGAGATGATGGAATGCCTAAAGGTATAGAATATTTTACAATGTTAGCATATGCTGTAAATGAATTAAAAAAATTAAGAAAAGAATTCGATGAACTAAGTAATAATTTTTTAACTTATAAATTATCTCATCCATAATATAAATGAGTAAGATTACATTAGATACACCGAAAGTTGTTACCAAGACAATCACTTATACCCAATTCGCAATCAAGGATATTATAATAACATTAAATACATCAGCAAAATTTATAGTTATTCTTTACGGAGATGATACCGATGTAGTTGAAATAGAAATGACTACCGAGGAATATAATTTATGGGGAACTGATGATTCATTCATTATTGAATTTATAAAAACAAAATTGTTGGAATAAATGAATGCTATTATAACAGGACGGACTGACCCAGCTATCAGATACAAAATGCAAGGTATATACCTTTGCCAAAAATTAAACAAACATTTGAGTCTTAAGAAATCAAGAATGAATATTGAAATGATACGTGAGACATGTCAATATTTAATTTTGTTTTTATTTGTTATAATAAATGACTTGCTGTCGCTACAGAATTACAAACTACAGTCGAGAGAGAGCAAAGAAACTCGGAGTCAGTATACGGCCTTCATCTAATCCATTAAAGAAAATTGATGTCTATAAAAACGGTAACAAGGTAGCTTCTATAGGAGCAACTGGATACAGTGATTTTGCAACGACTCGTGATAAAGAACAAAAACGATTATACAGATTACGTCATGCCGGTGAAGAGAAACGAATTGGATCAAACGGTTACTACGCTTGGTATATTTTGTGGACTTAATAAAAATGAATTTAAATACTTCTTAATTATAATAAAAAAATGGATGATTCAATGGTTATAGATTATGTTGTCGATTGTAAAATCGATGGTGTATTAGTCGAGTGTGGAGTTCAAAGTGGTAGAATTGAAAAGATATGGATTGATAAGTTGAAAGAAAAAAATGAGGAAAGAGATATTTATATGTATGATACCTTTACAGGATTGACAGAACCATCCGAAAGAGATTTAGGTTTTAGTGAGGAATATCGTAATCCACAGAAAGTATTAAATATATGGAATAGATACAACGATGAAAAGTTAGGTGTAAATACTTGGTGTTATTGTCCGTTAGAAAAAGTAATAAGTAACTTATTAGAAATGAATTATCCATTTCACAAATTACATTTTATTAAAGGAGATGTTCGTAAGACGTTGTTAGATGAAAAGAATATCCCTGATAAGATTGCTGTATTACGATTAGATACTGATTGGTATGATTCAACGAAAGTTGAACTTGAAACAATGTGGAATAATTTAGTTAATGGTGGTGTGATAATTTTCGATGATTATTATTATTGGAGAGGACAACAAGATGCTGTTGATGAGTTTTTTAAAGGAACCAAGTATGAGGGTCAAGTAAAACGATTTGATATTGAAAGGAGTCATATAGGATATTTATTTAAGAATCCTTAAGGGATTTTGATTGAATTTATTATAAATAAAGTATAATAATAAATTCATTATAGATTAAGTTTGATAAAAGATATAAGATATATGATATAAAAAAATTTTTTTATATTAACTTCCTACTATAACATAAATAAATTCAGTCAATTGATAGGTTTATTATCATTATAAATAATAATTAATATCAAATTCAATCAAAATCCGAATGAATTGAATTTAAAAAAAATATTTATTTTCTTGATATAAATCAAAATAACATGTCTGAAGAAAAACGTTTTCCAAATCAAAAAGATGATAATAAACATTTTTTAGAAATAATTAAAAAGAACCGTCCTCATTTGTCTATGGGCACATTTCGTACCTATATGTCATCTATTCGTAGAATACAGAAAGATTGTGATTGTTCTGTTGATACTGTAGATGATATTATCAAAAATAAAGAAGAAATCGTAAAAATGCTTGGAGATAAAATGACGCCGATGATCCGTAAAACTAAAATATCTGCATTGATTGTTATTCTTGATGATAAAGATATTGAACACGATGATGATAGAAAAGAAGCATTAGAATATTATCGTAAGGTTATGGCTTCTGATGCTGATTTAGTATTAAAGCGTCAGGATGAACAAGAACTAACTGATACTCAAAAAGAGAATGTAATCAGTCAAGATGAGGTTATGAAAATATATAATCAAGTTAAGTCTCAAGCTACCCCATTATTGAAATTAGGAAAGTTAAGTAAAGCACAATTCCAATTATTACAAAGTTATGTATTACTAAGTTTGTATACTTTGATTCCACCAAGGCGTTCAACTGATTATACAGCTTTTAAAATTAGAAACTTTGATGAATCTCAAGGATCAAAAGATAATTATATGACAAATTTTAATAAGAATAAAAAAAAGGGATTATCATCTTTTGTTTTTAATACTTATAAAAATTCAACTCGTCTTGGACGTCAGATAATTGAAATCCCAAAAACATTGGAACGAGTTATCGATGTGTGGAAACAGTTTAATAAAAGCGATTGGTTATTAGTGAATTCTGTTGGGAATCCTGTATCACAAACTAAAATCGTTTATTGGTTGAATGAAATATTTGGAAAGAATATATCTTCAAGTCTTTTACGCCATATCTTCCTTACTTCCAAATATTCAAATGTTAATTTGAAACAATTAAAGAGTGATACTGAGATGATGGGAAATTCAGAGATTTCTACTATATTATCTTATGTTCAAAAACCTGATGATACAGAAGTATAATTTTAAAACCCAAAACGGTTTTAAAAATAATTAATTTTCTGGAATAAGATCCGTATCAGTTTTTATTTTCTTTTCTCTTTTCTTTTTTATCACTTTTACAGCTTTTAGAATTGCATCAGTTTGTTCAGCTTGTTTATCATATTTCTCTAACTCAACTCTTTTTAATTCAAGATTCTCAATTTCTATATTTGAATCCACAATAGAATCTCTTTCGTATTTAATATCGTTTTCTATTTCTTCAATTAGTTCATCTACTGTTTTCTTTTTTCTTCTCTCTTTTTTTTCTTGTTGCCACTTTTGCCTTTCAGCTTCGTTTTTATCAATTATGCTTTGAATTATCTTTATTGCGAGTATAAGCTCTTCATCATCTCCGTCTAATCTTACTGTAATAGTTGACATTCTTTTATTACCGATAAACATTTTTTTAAATGAATAAAATTTGTTTTTAAAATAATCTTTTTAATTACTTTTTTCAACGCATATTGTTTTCTTGCTCTTTCACATATATTTCTACGATTTTGATAATACCATTTTATCCTATATTGTTTATGTTTTTCAGAATTATTTACTTTTATTTTTTCTTTGTTTCGTTGATAATTTATTTTTTTTTTTTCTTTGTTTCGTTGATAATATTTTTTACAATTTCCCTTTGGACGGACTCTTTTAATTCCTTTCTTCTTTTTCTCTAAATCTGTTTCTAATCGTTTTTTATTAATCTTCTCTTTATTCTCCGTTCTATACTTTTTCTTCTTTTCATTAAAAATTGGATCATCTTTTAATTTAGTTTGATAATAGTTTTTTATTCGCTGTAAAATTTTTTCACGATTTTTAGCATAATAATCTCTATCTTTTTGTCGACGTTTCTCCAACTTCTCATTTTGTATTCTTTCAATTTCTTTTTTCTTTTCAAATTCTTCTTGTCGTTTCTTAATAAGTTCTTTTTGAATCTTAATTACTTCTTTAGAATCTTTTGGTTTCTTTTGTGTATTATAAAGTTTAATTACCCTTTCGAAATTTGACATTTATTTATTAAATTAATTCTTAAAATAAATTATATGACATATGAGTCTTTTAAAACAGATAATCCAAATATTGCACGCTATCTCAATCTCGATACTTGCCTTAGTTGTTTAGCGATTACAGTCTATGTAGGCTTTATGTCTTTCTTAACGTATAAATTCATTAAGGATTATGGGTTAGGATGAGCGACACGTGGAGCAGCGTCTTTAGACGCAGGCGGAGCACGCTCTTTGTATTTCATTTTTGATAATGAAAGGACTATAGCATGAATGATCCCATTTGGTTTAATGTTTTCGATGAACGGTAATATTTCCGATGCTATCAAAGGTATTACTGTAAATGCCATAATTAATATTTGGATTATATCGCTTGCTTGTTGCTCTGCGACGTATTGTGAAGTGCAATTCATTTATTATATGAAAGATTTTTGTATGGAAAAATTACCATTTAAAGATGTCTCATTATTATCAAAAAAATGGAAGAAATTTTCAAAGTGTGTTTTGAAAATTATGAGATTTCAAACTTTGGGAATTTGAAACGTCTCTTAAAAAACGGTGAATACAAAGTAATCAAAGGTTCTATAGATGCTAACGGTTATAGATACATTCAATTAAATAGAAAAAAAAAAAGAATTAATATGAAATTTCATTCTTTAGTTTGTAAATGTTTTATTGGGGAAAAACCAAAAGGTTATATTACTGATCATATAGATAGAAATAGATTAAATAATCGTATTGATAATTTACGATATTGCACATATAAAGAAAATGCAAATAATTGTGGAAAGTATATTTCGACTATACCTTGTGTTTTACGGAGAAGAGAAATTGAACATACAAAATATATATGTGAATGTGGTTCAACAATAATAAAAAGAGGTATAGCAAGACATTGTAGAAGTTTAAAACATAAAGAATTTAAAAAAAGTTCTTTAAATAAATATGTCCCGATTTCAAGATCTATTAGCGAGGTATCCTGAATATATACCTGCTGTAGTTCTTGTCGATAAAGATATTGAACCTTTTATTAAAAAGAAGAAGTATTTAATTCCTAAAGACGTAAATTTTGGAACTGCAATTATAAGTATTAGAAAAAACATTAATATGAAATCAAGTGACGCTCTTATATTTATGGTTGATAATAAAATTATCTCTCCTAATATAATGATGCGTGAATTACAGTCCGCGAGCGATGACTTCTTATATATTAAAATAATTAAAGAATCTGTATTTGGGTAAATTATAAAACGTATATTATTCGTTTTATAATTTCTATTAAAGAATGTCAAAACTTTATAGAATTAAACATTAGGGAAAAAAAAAAATGTATAAAAAAATGATGAACGCCGGATATTGATTGACTGGGATGCGATGGTTTGCATCTTACATATATAAAAGATTTTTTTAAATTAAAAATTTTTAAAAATAAAATTGAATTTTCTTTTTTTGAATTAATAAAAGATGGATACAATTGAAATAATGAATACTGAAAATGATGACAAGTTAGACTCGTTTGTGTGTCAAAATGAATTAAAGTTTATTGAAACTATTGATATGGAAGTTTTACACTTTATAAATGATAATTTTGATTTAGTTTATCCTTTACTTGGAAAGTTTAAGGATATTAATAACAACTACCAATATATTATCGATAAGAAAGTAGTAAAAAAGTTAATAGATGATAGATGTAGAAATACAACAAATGAATTTATTTATAAATATGCTGCTCGACAAAAAGAGGGTAGAATGTATTCTAAAGGATGGTCTTGTCAAGGAATGAATAAAAATCTACGTCATACTATTGCGGGAGCTTATAATTATGATATAGATATAAAAAAGTGTCATCCTAATATCTCATATAGGAGTGGTGTTAAATGGGGAATTGATATGCCCTGTCTACATGACTATATAACTAATGGTGATGAATTTTTAGGTAAATATATGGATTTTTATAAATGTGATAGAGATACTGCAAAAGATGCTATTCTTGCACTTTTTAATAATCAAAACTTTAGTGGATGCACTCCTGCAAGTCCTATTTATGGATTATGGAATGAAATTCAACTTTTACAAAATAAAGTTATCGTGGTTAGAAAAGATATTTATAAAAAGTTTTTAGAAAAAGGAGAACAAGAAAGAAACCCAAAAGGTAAGACTATGGCTCTGTATCTCCAATCTATTGAAAACAAGTTGTTTCAGTGTATGTTAAGTTATTGTAATAATAATGATATTGAAATTACTGCAGGATGTTTTGATGGTTTAATGGCTACGATTGATACTGTTGATGATTATGGTGGTATTGATAAATTAATGAAAGATATTGAAAAGTATGTTTTTGAAACACTTGACTTTCCTATTGAACTTGCTTGTAAGCCTATGGATAAAGCTATTGATATCAAGAAAATAAAAATGGAAAACCGAATATTAAAAAAAAACGATGACGATGATGAGTCGATTAGTTCTCTTTCTTATATTGATAATGTTGAAAATTTATTTGAAATGATCGAATTCATTTATCGAAATGGATTGAATGATTATGATTGTGCTCAAGCCTATGCTAAGTTTAATGATGATATGTTCTGTGTTGATGATTGGGGTTGGGTTATGTATAATTCTAAAAGTGGTTTATGGGAATTAGTTGATAAGAAAACTAATCTACATAGTCTTATATGTAAATTTTTCAAAAGTGCTTTTGCTTTATATGTTAAAAATGCTCAACAAAAAGGTTATTCAATTGAGAAAGAGATGTATAGTTTAAATGTTAAACTTGGTAATAGTAAATTTGCATCTGGTGTTATTAAACAATTAGACTTTTTTTTACGACGAGATAAAACTTTTTTTGACAGATTTGAAAGTAATGTTCATTTATTTTCTTTTAGTGATGGTGTTTGTCTTGATTTATATACTTATGAAATTAGAAATATTAAAAAAGATGATTATATTATGACAACTTGTGGCTACCCACTACCCAAAAGAGATGAATCAAATATTACTCTTGCTAAAGATTTAATAATGAGTATATGCGGAGATATTGAATTATATAAAACTATTACATCACTAACCGCATCATCCTTATTTGGTAAAAATGTTAATGAATATTGTCCTATAAATCAAGGCGACGGTTCAAACGGTAAAGGAGTTATTGCAGATTATAGTAGAACTACATTTGGTAATTATTATAGAGAACTTGAACCCGCTTATTTTATGGCTAAACAAAATTCAGAAAATAAAGCTAACTCTCATTTATATGATTGTATATTTGCTCGTTATGTTAATGTTAGTGAACCTGATACGGACGGTAAAGAATGTGTTATTCAAAGTGGAACTTATAAAAGGATTGGATGTGGTGAGGATATCCAAACGAGACAGTTGTATGGAAAAGGTATTACTTATTCTCCTAAATTTATGTTATGGTTTCAAGTTAATGATATGATGAAATTTACAAAAATGGATGATGGAGTAGCTAGACGTTTAATTAATATAAGATTTCCATTTCAATTTATGAATTATGATGAAACAACTGGGATATGGATTGATAATCAACATAATGAATATACTGAACCTCAATCACATTGGAGAGTTAAAGATTCTACTTTAAAAGGAAAACTAAAAAATGATATTCGATATAGAGATGGATTCTTATGGTTGTTAATTGATACTCATAAAGAATATAATGGAAAAGTTTATATATCTAAACAGATTCGAGATGATTCTACTGAAACTATCCAAGAACAGAATCCTATTAAGACTTGGTTTCATGATAATTATGAACCTGATCAAAATGGAACTTTAAAAATAACTGAATTACATAAAGCATTTGAAAGAGAGAGTGGTAAGAAACTATCGTTACCTATTTTTAACAGAATGTTAAGATCACTTGTTAAAATAGATAAAGTTAGAAGTAATAATTTAGTTGTTAGAGCTTGTAAAAAAAAAGTTAATAATTATGACAATGATAATGAAACTATAGGTTCTAAATTTATTCAAAATATGGGACTAACCGACTAACCTAACTAACCATTTGATTAGTGATTTTTTTGAGTTTTTGAAAAGTAATCTTTAAGACTACTTTTCAGTCTTGGTGAGCGTGATGAGTGATTAGATGATTTTTGAAAAACCCTCCTATATATGATTTTTTTTCTTATGTTAACTTTTTTTCTTAATATATCGTATATGTATACTATATATTATATATAAGATATCCATTATATTATATATTATATTCTATATATACAATATTTATAAAAGAGACTAATCATACTAATCATACTAATCATAAGGCATTCTATAGTCTTATATATAAAAAAGGTATATCTAATCATACTCTAATCATCACTAACCTTTTAAAAAAAATTGAATTTTCATTTTAGACATTGAATAAAAAATATAGAATGATGAATTTCAAGAAAAGAGATGAGGATGAATATGATGCTTATATTTCATATCTATGTGATAAATATGATAACACAGATATAAATATTGATATTAAAAGATTGAATGATGAGGATGTTCGTAATAATGAGGATTTATATTCATATATAGTTCATAAAAATGATAATTTAGAAATTGTAAAATCAAGCTCTTATTATTTAGATTACGATGATGTTGTTATTGATTATAGATTTAAAAAGTATGAAGGGGTAATGCCATCTTATGATTTAGATGGAAATATGACAGAGGTTCCAGCTACATATGGTTTTATTGATATGAAAGACGATGATGAATATTGGATTAATGTATTAGAATGGGATTTTGTTAAAAAAAATAAAAAATTATCAGGATATATTAGATATAAATTAAATCTAATACCTGCAAACAATACAATATTTCTAAAACAGAGTTATTTTGAGGAAGGAGGTACATTCTCAAAAAAAGAGAATTATTTAAAATTGATGGAAAACTTGTTATCTTGTAAATCAACATAACCGAATAACCGAATGAAAGAAAAAATAAAATTGAATTTTCATTTTACAAATGAATTAAAATTCAGATGATACTACCTGATGAGATATATAGAAAGATTTTACTGTATAACATTCACGATGTTGCAGAATTATTAAAACCGGTAATTAAAAAATTTCATAAAGAATGTGAGGAATACAAGTTATATGATGTAATAGGTTTTTTTGATTATTATACAATGATTTATTTACCAGAAGATAATCCAAAAATATTTTTGAAACGAGAGATTAGAATATCTAATGATTGGATGAATGACCATTATTTACCATGAGAATCTGATTTCTAACAGTCCTCATCAATATAGTTATGAACATAAATAATTCATTATATAATACAATTGTGTATTATATATACATCGATAACTCTGGTTATCAGTAATAAAAAATATCTTTCCTTTAAATAGACTAAAAGGTTTTTCCATTACAGATATTACAATTCGGGCCATGATCTCTATGAAAAGCATTATAATAAGCTGTAGCACTCACTTTAATCTGTTCTATATCAAGTCCGATATGTTTTAGACTCATAAATGACTCAATAACTTCTGGTAAAGTCATTTGTTTTATTTTTGACATATAAATGTTTTCGTCGGTATCCATTTTATTATAAGAAAACAAAATAATTAAAAAAAATAAAAAATATATTATGTAATTATAAAATGAACAAAAAAAACGGAGATTTAGAACAGAATCCAAGTGATAACATTGAACAAACACCAGAATCAGTTGTTCAAGTTTCAATACCCCAAAATGAATCAAAACGAAAAGCTAAAATTGAACAAGATCATGAGTTGAGAACAGAAAGGTTAAGTGCCACTGGAAATGATCGGTTAGTAAGAGAGATACAAAAGAATGAAATCGCACGTGTAAAACCAGTTAAGAAAAAAGGAAGAAAACAAAAAACTCCACCATTGCGAAATGAAAAAGGGATAAAATTAAATAAAGACGGGACAGAAGATAAACGAAGTGCTAACTTTTATAACGGACCATTATATAAAGCAATTCTTGAAAGAAAAAAAGTAAAAGAAGATGAAGTGATAAAAAAGAAAGTTGTTTATACGCCAATCGTTGAAAGCGACTCAGAAAGCGATGTAGAATTCGATATAGAAGTGATTAATCCAGCTCCTGCTCCAGTTCCAGTTCAACAAAATGGCACTAATGACTATTTAAAGAAACAAGAAGCGTCGATAGACGCACGCGTAGCAGACGAGCGACAAAAACAGCTTTTAGATGCTAAACGTCAATTAGAAGTAATAGAACAGGAAAATAAAAAACTAAAAGATGATTTTCATTTTAATTCTCATTTGAATAGAATTTCATTATCGGCTCGTAGTATGAAACTAAAATTTTAAAAAAACTTGTCTTTAAGAAATGATTAAAGAAAAGACTATCAATAATATTAGTATAAAACCACTGATTAATGCAGATTCATTAGAAATAGATAAAATCAAAGGTGGAGCACTCTTTCCAGAATTATATGGGGTCTCATTTTTATGTGCAAGGCGAAAATCAGGGAAAACTTCTGTTTTGGCAGAAATTATAAAAAGGACTATAGATAAAAAAACAGTTGTGTGGATATTTTGTCCAACTCATCGAATTGATCCTTCATGGATTCAAATTATAGAGTATCTTGAAAAAAAAGGTAATACAGTAAATTGTTTTGATTCAATGATGGAAGGGAAAACAAATCTCCTCGATGAAATCGTAACAGATTTATCAAATCCAGTTGTTGAAGAAAAAAAAGAAGCAGTAGTTGTGCCTACAACAAAGGTTTGTTTTGAAAGTCCAGAAAGTGAAAAAACAAAAAAAGAATACAAACCAAAGAAAAAAGCACCAGAACATATCTTTCTTCTGGACGATATCTCAAATGAGTTGAAAAATCCAAGCCTGCTAGCATTATTGAAAAAAAGTCGTCATATCAAAAGCACGATCTACATATCATCGCAATACCTTTTGGATCTCCCACCACAAGCACTTAAACAATTATCATATTTCTTATGCTTTCGTTCAATGACTCGTGAAAAACTTGAACACATATACAAAATGTTAGACTTATCAATAGATGAGGAAAAGTTTTATGACCTTTATGATTATGCAACAAAAGACCCATATTGTTTTCTTTA